CAATTCGAGACCGCAGACTTCGACGGGCCGTTCCTGGCGAGCTTCGGCCGCCCGGAGCTCCGGGGCGTGTGGCTGATATGGGGCGACAGCGGCAGCGGCAAAACCACATTCACGCTCATGCTCTGCAAGTATCTGGCCGGCTTTCGTCGGGTTGCTTATGACAGCCTCGAGCAAGGGTTGAGCCTATCGCTGCAAAAGGCATGGGAGCGCGTGGGTATGGCCGAAGCCGGCAGCAATATAATCCTGCTGAACAAAGAGGACTTGCCGGAACTATGCGCCCGTCTGCGAAAGCGTAAAAGCCCGGAAATAATCGTAATCGACAGCCTGCAATATCTGGACAAATTCTACATGAAGCAATTCAAGGATCTAAAAGCTGAATTTCCTGACAAACTGTTCGTGTTCATAAGCCAGGCCGACAAGGCGGGCAAGGACCCGGACGGACACATAGCGAAAAAGATACGCTATGACGCGGACATAAAAATCAAGGTCGAGGGCTTCAAGGCATTTGTAACAACACGCTACGAGGACCGGGACAAAGGCGAGGGCGGCGCGGACTTCATAATCTGGGAGCAGGGCGCAAATGACTACTGGGCAGAACAAATTAAATAACAGAATCATGGCAAAAGAAAACAAGACAATGGACGAAATACACCGCGGACTGGTCAAAAAGTATCATACCCTCTGCACAGTTCTGGGGCTTGATGATGAAGCGAAGCGGGCGATCCTGGCAAGCTGGGGTGTTGAGAGCAGCCGCGACCTTACACAGCACCAGCTCATAGACATCTGCGCGAAACTGAGCGCCCAGGTGGACGAGAAGCAGGGCACGGCACGACTTGACAAACTGCGTAAGCAGGTAATTGCGGCAATCGGCGGCTGGCTCCGGGAAACCGGGCAGCAGTCGAACATATCAATCATTAAGGGCATAGCCATGCGCGCCAGCGGTTACGCCGATTTTAACAAGATACCGAGGGAGCGGCTGCGCAACCTCATAGCGACATTTAACAACAAAGTCAAGGACGCCCGCGCGGTTGATGCACTGACCGATGCGCTGCTCATGCAGCACTATGCCGCCGGGGGCGAGATAGACCCGACACTCAACTAATATGCCGATGAAAAAGGACAAAAAAGTGTGCTGCATTTGCGGCAAAGAATTTACAGAGTATGGAAATGACCCTTACCCCATAAAAGAGGACGGCGAGTGTTGCCGGTCATGTAACTGGGGTGTGGTAATTCCTAAACGCATAGAGTTACGCAAGCAAGGAAATGAGCAAGGAACTGGAACGAATTAAAGCCTATGTGCAGGAGCAGACGGCCGGAATGAGCGAGAACAGCAAGGTCGAGCTATTGGACGCACTGGCATGGTGGGCGAGCGATGCGGCGGGGCATTTGAACTATGACTCGCCGGACGCCGAGGACTACGATAATTAAAAACGCTGAGCCGGTGTAAAAGGACAGAACACCGAAACAGTTAAACACAATTTAATAACCACTTAAACACCCTTAAAAATGAGTGAAACCAAGCAAGTGACCATGACGGCGGCGCAGCTCGCCCAGTGGGAAGCCTTTCAGGCGGAACAGGCAAAAAAAGAAGCCGCCGAGCAGCGCAAGCAGCGGCGCGAGACTTACGCGCAGATGGTCGACGAGGAACTGAACCAGGCGATCCCCGAGCTGGAGAATCTGAGCAAAGACATGAAAACCGTTAAAGACTCCGTCTTCGGCAACTTCGCGGCCATTATAGACCTGAAAGGCGAATTATTCGGCACCAAGGACGGCGGCCAGTACAGCCACACATTTACTAACAGCGACAGCAGCCTGCGCCTGACACTGGGCGTTAACACCGTTGACGGGTACCGCGACACGGTGGAAGATGGAATCGCGATGGTGCGCGGCTATATCGAGAGCCTGGCGACGGACGACAAGAGCAAGGCGCTTGTGTCGGCAGTGCTCCGGCTATTGAGCCGCGACGGTCAGGGGAACCTCAAGGCCAGCCGCGTGCTCCAGCTCCGGAAGATGGCCGAGGACAGCGGCGACGAGCAATTCCTGGAGGGCGTGCGCATAATCGAGGAAAGCTACCAGCCGAGCATAACTCGCCGCTATATCCGCGCGCAGCGCAAAGACCCGAAGACCGGGGCGTGGCGCAACATACCGCTGGGGATAACCGACGTTGACCTCCTGCCCGAGAATGAAACCGCCTCGGGCACTGACGCAGAAGCGGAGGGAACCGAGGCAGAGGCGGCCGAATAAAAAAGACCGCGCCAACGTGCCACCGGAGTAGCTGACGTCAGCGCTGAGCCTGATGTAAAAGGACAGTGCAAAGTTAGTAAATAACGGTGAGAATGGCAAATAAAAAGCGACATAAAAGCACGTTGGCGCGGGCCGAGCAAATAAAAGCGATTACGGCCCTGCACTACGAAGCCGGCAACCAGGCAAAATGCTACAAAGCAGTGTGGCGGCGCCGGATAGAGCCCGAGTTTGGCATTTGTTACCGCACCTATCTGAACTTGCTGGGGCTTGACCCTGAAACAGAGCGACCGCCCGACAATACCCCGTCGTTATTCGATGATCTGTAAAAATAACGCCCCTGACGGCCACGAGCGCCGCCGGGGGTGTTGTTGTATAGTTCGGACTATTTAACGGCCGCAAAGAGGCCCGAAACGCGCGACACGGGGCGCATTGCAGTAATATCCTGTGCGGAGGTGCGGAAGCACTCAACATCTTCAACAATTTCAGCGTGGGCGTGGTTGGTTGCCGAGATGGTGTGCATGAAGCCGGCGAAGTTTTCACCGCGCAGACCCTGCATTGCTGCGTTGATGGCGTCGAGCAGGTCGAAACGTTTGAGTGCTTCGGCCATAGCGGGATTCTGTGCGCTGTGTATTCCGGCAGTGGCACGGGCGAGGACGTGCAGGCGGACATTGATGTCGGCCCGTCTGGCACCATTGTTGAGCTGGTGCCATTCGATAGTCTCAAATTCGACAAATACCGACGGGAGGGGGTAAACGGCCCCACCGGCGAAATGGGCGCCGTTGTCGTTCCAGAGGTCAACATGTGTAATGCCTGGCACAGTCAGGAGCTTTTCGGCGATGGCTGTAAAGATTTGTTTTCTCATTGTCGTAAGAAGTTTGTTAAATGGAGATTAAAGCGCTGGAGGTTGTCGTCGATAACCCCGCGGATGATGCGCTGTGTTTCGGGGCCGTCGCCGATAAACTGGCGTTGCGGCATGTTGAATTTGCGCTGATGTGCGCGGACAGTGTAGACCTTGCCTTTTTTTGATCGGCGCGTGTGGGCTTTAACCATTTTGTAGCCTGTGCCGCCCTCATTGTGCAGGGAGGTGTAAGGCATTGCAGAGAAGAAGCGCACGCCGTCGCCGGACACTTCGCCCTGTGTAGATCGACGCATGGCGCCGGAAACCATGAGCAGAGAGCCACGGGGGTAGTCATGCGCGCGAGGCTTCCACTTGTCGGAGAAAAAGGCCTTACGCTCAAAGTTTCGGTCGAACTCGTCGGAGAGTTCCACGCGCATATCGTCGAGAATATCGGCTTTTAATTTATTGGCGTCAAGCATTTAATCGGTGTTTAAGTGTTGTTATATCAGAATAAATTCGTAAATTTGCGGCATTATGGAAATACCTTCCAAAGTCAGACAGGCGGCGCAGTATCTCGTTGAGATGTACGGCGACCATGTAGAGCACCTCGGAACATACCGGGGGGCAGAGGCTTTTTATTACCGCTTTCCTGATGATGTAACGGCAGGCTTTCCTCCTGTTTACTTGATTAAAGATGACAAATTAAAGGAGGTGGGCGGCTTTGAAGCACTTGAAATAATAGGCTCATTTGTCGAAAATTTCAGCGAAAGCGACGTTAAATAGTTTGTTATCAACTCGCATAATACCGCGGCAGCCGTGCATGGTTGCCGCGCCGTTTTTACTCAAATAGTCCAAGTCGCGCCCGGAGCCGGCGGAGTTGTCAACCTGGGGCTCAATATAGCGCAGAGAGCCGTCGGCAAAGCGTTGCAGGATCGTGGCGTGGCCTCCGCCCCTTTTCCAACCTATCGAAAGCATATAAACGCCGGTCTCCTTGCACGTTTCCTCAAAGAATTTAATATAACGTTTCGGTGTCATGCGCTGGAAATTGTGAGCAGCTAACCAGTCGTTCATGCTGGTATGTTTCGCGGGTGTGCCGTCGAGATTGAGCCACTGCTCCCATAATTGGTTGCCTTTGCTTAAATACTCCAGTTTTGTGCCCGGAGTGTTGGACTTAGCGGTAACATTAAAGCCGAGCAGTCGGAGGACATAAGCCGGGGAACATGTCTGGCAGTTGATACCATAGCCCCGCTCCTTGCCGTAATTCGGGTTAGCGTGCTGCTTGTCGGCGTCGTCCACGCTCATAGGTTTACCCTTAGTAATTCCGAGTGCTGTTTCAATCTCCAGACAGTGGGCGGCCACTGTCTTTTTTTCGTCGGCAGTCAGAGAGGCGGGCAGCTCAGCGATGATGTCGGCAATACGCTGCTCGCGTTTTTGTTCCTCACTCAGTTGCTCCACCGCTTTTTTAGCGTCGTCGGGTGCTTTATAATACGGGTGTTTTGGCGGGAACAGATTCAGTTCCTTGCCGGGGTTGAATCGGAAAATCTGCTGTTTGGCGTTTTCGGTGCAATTGTTACCGCGCAGCATAGAGAGTGCAGGGTCGCTCTGGGGATATTTGCCCTTGCGTACCTGCACGGCAGTACAACGGCAGTTCCAGCCATTCGGCGGCAGGTAGAGCGACCAGAACGGGTCGGACGGGGGCAGCGTCGTGCCGTGCAGAATTGCATGATCCTCACGGACGCGGTCATCCTGTGCTGTGCGGTATTGCAGGTCGTAACGGTCGCCGTCGGCCTCAATTTTCTGCCAGCGTGCGGCCATAAGAGAAGCGCCGACGGCGTGGTTATATTCTGCATAGAGGTAATTGTGGTTATAACGGTTGTTGACTGCTTCCACGTCGCGGCGGAACGTTTCAAAAGGCTTAATGTCGCCTTTGTCGGTAACGAGCGACAGCCCCACCTCGCGGAGCGTGTGGAATGCCTTGAAGCCGGAGAAAATAAAAGCGTTATTTTCGAGGGCATGGCGCACCGTTTCCGGAACCTCATGGGGAACGCCGGAAGCGATGGCCGTTTTAAGCTGCTTCAACGTTTCGGCAATGAGGCGGCGGGCTTCGGGAGTATTGAGCTGCGACGCCTCAAAGCCCCCGGCGTTGTAGACCATTCCGGCAGCGTCAAAAAATGCCGTGTCGTCAAAATCGGGGCCGGTAGTTCCGGCGGACAATTCAAGCAACTGCTCCTCATACAAAGAACCCAAAGCGGCGTTAAACGCGTGATATGAGCGGCGCAGCCCCACCGTGTCAGCCAGTCGCAGGGCGGGGCTCAGTCGAAAAAACGGTCGGGCTGTGTTTTTGTTTCGCGCGGCCGGTCGATTGTCACACCGTATTTGTCGGTGAAATATTCGGGAGGAATTTCGTAATACTCCAGTAGCAGGCGTTCGATCTCGCGCTGTTCGGCCGGGGTGTAGCTTGCCGCATTGTTCCACTGAAAGCGCAGCCCTTTGACGGGGAAGCCGTGGAGCGCCATTAGGGGCAGCAGCCGGCCATTTATGATGTGGGCGCACATTATGGCGTCGGCTGCGGTGGTTCGCTCAAAAATTTCCAGGTGCACTTCAGACTGAGAGAGAGACGCTCCGGAATCTATGGTCATAGTCTGATTCAACACCACTTTTGACAGTTCTGAGTTGCAACGGTCCACGCGCTTGTCATAGACATTGTAAGCGTCGCCGCGGCTGCTTTCCTTGATTTCAATTTCTGTGCCGTCGGTGGTGACGATATACTGGGCAGCCCCCATTTTATCAAGGGCGGCTTCGAGCTTCGCGCGCTCCCCGTCGTCAAGGGTGTTGGCGCGGGCGATACGCATAGGCATGCCGAAAATTTCGCCGAACACGTCCCAATAGGCCAGCATGTTTTTTTTGCTGATGCATGAGGGCGCGCACTTCAGGAGCAGGCCGAGGTCGCGGGGTTTACCCACTTCCACGCACCAGTTGGCAATGTCTCCCTCGCGGTAAGGGATGCCCTGGCGCCAATCGCCACCGGGGTCGCGGACGAGGACGCTGTATTCCGGGACCACGTGCTTGCGGGGCACAAGTTCCACCCCGTCGAAACGCATAGGGCCATTGTCACGCACGACGTCGCCCAGCTGAATGAGAGTAGGCCCCCAATAGATAGAATCAAGGCAGAGGCCGAGAAAATCGGCGAACCACTCGCATTGCAGCAATTCAGTGGCTTCCGTTTTTTCCTTGCCAGAGGGGTCAACGAGCCTGAAATCTTTTTGCAAGACCTTGCCCTTGCGCTGGTCAATACAGCCGGAGAGATGGGCGTCGAGGACACAGTCGGCGAAAATGTCGTAAAGCCGGACGCGGCTGGGGTTTTCGTAGTCGATGGCCAGCTGATGTGCGGCGCGCCAGTCGGCCACGTCCTTTTTGGTGAGGCTGTCGGTCTGCTGCTGGAGCATAGCCGAAAGCCTGACACCCTGCTTAGTGCGCAGAGCACGGGAGAGTTCCACAAGTTCAGAGCGTGTGGGACGGCTGAAAAAATCGCGAATGTTGGAAATAATATTGGCCATTACTGGAGTATTAATGTTTTACTTTTTCGTTTTCGTAGTCGTTGCGTTGTGTTGGAGAGAGCATAGAACCGCACCAGGAGGTGGTAGCTGTTTTTAGAGCAGCCCCGCCGTCCTGAGCAACCGGAATCCAGCCGGTGGCAAATATTCTCTTTAATTCATTGATGTCGTTTTCGATGAGGTTAAGGCGTTTTGTCAGGGCCTGAACCTTGACAAGACCGCCAAGGTCGCCACCATTGAAAACCACGGCTTCTTTATCCAGATGGGCGGAAATGTCGCCCACGTCGATACGCACCCCGTCGGCGTCCATGACGGCGGAGGTGTCGCCGATGACAATTTCGGCCGCCTCAATTTTTTCAGTGAGCAGCACCACCCCGGCGGCGCCGTCGGCGACAAAGCCGACAACAACATAACTGCCCGGTTCCGGGAACAGGCACAGGCCATAATCGGCCTCTTGATTGGCCTGGAGATTGACACCGAGCAGGGGCGCACCCTCATTCAGCGGAGTGCAGTCTATGGTTCTGGCTTTTTTGTCAACGGCGTCAACAGTGCAGACCAGGGCGACGGTTTCGCCGTCGGGCTGTGCGAGTTGCCGAATAATGTTTCTAATATCTGCCATAAGTCCAATAAGTCTTATAAGTTCCATAATCAGGCGACGCGGAGGCCGAGGGTTATCTCTTGACGGAAGCCGGAATCGCCATATTTAATCACAACTTTTTTGACCTGATACACTCCCATTTGGTTGCCGTCGATAATAAGGCCGATGGCGTCGAGCGGGTCAACGAGCTTATAGCCGAAAGAGGTAAAAGAGCCTGTGAGGCCGTCGCGTTTAAGGCGTTTGATTTCCTGTTCCGCCCAGGCCTTGAGCTCGCTTTCGGTTTTGTTGTAGGTGTGCAGTGTGCGGTGTTCGCCGTCACTGTCGCCGACCTCAACTTTGATTTTTTTATTATTCGGCATAAGACTGACCGCCTTGACACGCAGGCGCATATTTTCGGCCTTTTGCTGCTGGAGGCTCTGGTCTGAAATGATATTAAGCCCGGTTTTGAAAGTCTGGGAGGGTGTTGTGTCGCGCTCAAAGAGAACCCCGGAATAAAGCACCGGCTCTCCGTCCTCATAGCGGAAAAATGAGCGGATGCCCTGTTCGGAAAGTTTGCCAAGCAGGGAGGCGACAGTGTCGGCAGTAACACGATAGGCGCCGAGGGATTGTTCGCCCATGATGTTGAGGCGGTAGGTAATCCCCTGGTCCTTGAGCAATGTTTCGAGGGAAACAGAGCGGTAAGCCTTTTTCTGCGCCGGCATTTGTTTGAGCAGGAACATGTCGTCCTCGCAGGTTATGACCACGGGCGTTTTGAAGCCGACGTCGCGGACATAACCGACAAAAGCGAGCTGGAGCCTGTCGTCGTAGCCCAGAGATATGCGCACCCGGTCGCCACGGCGCACGGGGATTTCAGCCGAGCCGTCCCACTTGATTTTTTTGGGGAGGGTTATTTTGGCTTCGGCTGTGAGCTTTTCGGTGTCGCGTGTTATTTCCACGGCAGTGACAAAGTCGAGCGACCAGGTGCGGTCGCCGTTAATCTCTATTTTCGCGCATAGTCTGAACATTACTTAAACGGTGTTTAACGGGTGTTTAATGCGGTGTTAAATGGCGTTACCAGTCGTAACGTCCGGGCTTCATCGAGCCGAAGCGGACGGGGTTGTGGGTGTCGCCGTCGGAGCCGTCGGGGGACTGATAGAGCGGTAGGTCCGGGGAAGCCTTGCCGGCCTGAATGTCACGCAGCCACTTTATAGAGTCGTTGTAAAGACATTCTCGGCGTTCGTGTCCCATATTCTGGGGCAGGCGGTGGACCATAAGCCAGAGGGAGATATTCACGGCGCACTGCACCAACATTGAATTACGGTCAGGGCCGACAGCGGCAAAAGCGCGATCTGTGTCGTAGCGGTGGCGGAGGTATGAGGCAATCTGCTCCATAGCTGCGGCTTCGGCCGTCAGGCGTATGTCGTCGTTCTGGGTTATCAGCTTGAACTCGTAGTCGTCGCACACGCTGCGGTAGTCGTCGAGGGTCAGCATTGGGCTGTGGTGTTGCGTGGTGAGACCTCAAAAATGGCAATTTCGCGGGCTTTTTCGGCGGTGAGTCCGGGGAACTTTTTCTGCCGGATCAGTTTTTTCACGCCCTGCATTGAGACGCAAACCGGGCGCCCCTGCCAGACGAGCACAAGGAATTTTTTACGGTACAGGTCGGCCGAGTGGCGAGCCTGGCGGATAGCACGCTTTTTGCGCCAGTCAAACAGGATGGCGCGGAAAAAATCAGATATTACCATGATACGTTTTTAGCGTTAGGGCGCAAGCCTATTGAAGTGTTGTTGACAATATTTTTCTGGCGGGTGTCACGCTGGAGAATCCAGATGGCGCCCTCGTCGGCGTCGGGCCCGTCGTCGTGCCCGCGCATACCCTTTTCAAAAGCGAGGGTCTGGTCGATGCCGGCGAGCATGTCGGGGTCGTCCTTCTGTGCTTCGTCATAGCAGACAAAACCGCGCTCCCAGAGAGGGGAAACGGCTTCGACGCGCTGGAACTTGTCGGGCTTTTTCCGCTTGTCGCCGGTGATGGGGAGCTGGTAGCCGCGCAGTTCTCCCTCGCGGCGGAACTCGTCGAGGATGGTGTCCTGCATGAAATTGGCTTCCATGTACCAGCGCACGGCAATGCCCCGGGCGCGGGCCCATTCGTAGAGGTCATAACACCAGCGGACCATTTCGGCAACGGAACACTGACGGACAAAAGCGCGGAGGCACCAGAGGGAAGTCCCGGCCTTTCCCCAGAGCTTTGCGGCCTTGAAGTCGTTTTTAGTAGAGCCTTTGAAGCTGGGGTCGATATACAGGACAAATTCGGAGAACTTAGACCAAGCCGGGCGCTTGGCCCAGCGGATCCACTCATTACGGAACACAGCACCCTCGATAATTGGGTTGTTCATGTATTC